CGCGTAAGCGGCTGCACCTTCTTAGTTCCGTTAGGAACCAAGGGCATTATGCCCTCTTCAGGAGTATTAATATGGTTACCCAAACTTTAACCAGCACACCGGCGGTAACTTGGATTGATCCAAGATACCATGTCGGGAGTAGCAATGTAATTTCTTGTTACCCTTACACGGTGGTAAATGCTGGATATAATTTAGGATATAACCGACTCCAGAAGCTTTCTAGCGATATCGACTCTCGACCGAAACCGGATCCTTTAACGGATACGGCTACGCCGTCTCAGTGGACCAGGAGGCAACAGCCTTCTGTTTTACCAAGTCAGCTAGATTTTGTCGAGAATGCCTACTGTAACGGTGTTTGGGGAACGCGAACGTGGTTCACACGTGGACAATATACACTCCACTATGAGGACCATAACGTTGTTCCCGATACCGACTGGGGGGCGAAAGCCATCCAGGATGCCGCGAGTCACTTTGTGAATCTAGGCAGTTCAGTAGCTGAGTATAGAGAGACAGGCAGGATGTTCGCCCATTTCGCAAAATCAGTGGCAGGAGCTTGGCGTACTTATAAAGACGTCAAGAAGTTAAAGTTCAAAAAACCTTTAACACCCTGTTCAGTGGTTGCTGCGGAAATAGCGTATTCCTTTGGGATAAAACCCTTGGCTGAAGATTTATTTTCAGCTGCCGAAGCTCTTCAACTCCGTCTCGGTTTACCTCTGGTATACAAGTATTCTTCTCAATCCCGGGCCAGTAATGACCGGGATCTCCGAAGTACGCCTGTTACCATGTCGACCGATTCGGTCTATAATCAGCGATACATTGTCACAGACAGAGTTAAGATGTTAATTGGACTTCGAACTTTAGGTGATTCCGAAATAGTATTCGGTAATCCTACAAATTGGGCATGGGAGTTAATCCCATTCTCATTCGTTGTCGATTGGGGAATCCCGATCGGACAATGGCTCGAAGATCTTGATACATTGAAAAATATATCTTTTGTCAGTGGCACGAGAACTCGGAAGAGGCATGTAGTAGGATACTGGAAATGTAGGGCGAAGAACCAAGCTGGTGTTTGGCTTGAAAATTCGTCTACAGGCAAATATGTCTTTAAATGGCATGCTCGCTATCTAGTATCTTCCTTACCCACTCCACCCGTCCCCTCCTGGAGCCCCAGCGCTACGTACCATAAGGTATATAGAGCTGTGTCGCTTTTGATTGGGGTAAACCAACCTTGCCGGAAGTATTCCGGTCGCAAAAGAGGGCGTTCCTCTTAACCACTAACTACTGAAACCTTTCATGCTATACTAAACATGCGAGGACAGTAGAAGGAGTAAAATGCAATGACAACCATTGCCAACATTGTGCTGGCCGATAGTGTACCAGCCAACCACACGTTTGTTCCTGTACAAGCAAGTGATAAACTTGCTCGTTGGGCTGACCGAGATTCGGTCACGTCCGCGGGCAGCAAAGTTTTGAAAGCTTCGCTGTCTGAGAGCTCGTCTGGCCGTCCTACCAACCGTGTGCTGGTTTCTCTCGAAGTCCCGCGCGAACAGACAGTCGATGGTGTTACCACCGTTTACTGCACTGATCGTGTGAACGTCGAGTTTATCATGCACGAAACGGACACCTCGACTCATCGTCAGGATCTTCTGGCACTCGCTCAGAGCGCCTTAGCGCATGCAACAGTTGTTGCATACGTAGAAGATCTGGAACCTGCCCTCTAATGAGGGTAAGTATCCAGAAGATCTTTATGATCTTCCGCGTACTCGGCCAAATTTGGCCTTTGTACAGAGCGATGAAAATCGAGATGGAAGAGGAAGTGCTAAAGCGTCGTTAGACGCAAACACCACTCTAATTGGAGGTAAGCTATGTCAAGTAATCTCGTTACGGACATGCCTGAGGCTTTAAGCCTCGAGGTACAAACAACAATGAAACTTTGCGAGGCAGTAGATACTCCACGTTCTTTGTGTGTCTACTTGCTTCTCCAGAACGGAGAATTTGAGCAGTATTT